AAAATAGAAAAAACAAAGGCAGATGGACAAGCTAAAGTTGCAGAGGCTAAAGCTCGTGCTACTGTTGCAGAAAAAGTCGCAACAGGTCAAGTGGAGTGGGAAGGCAAGATGGCAGATGCTACTGTGGATAGTTGGAAAGACGAGTTCGCTTTAGTAGTGTTATTAGCTCCTGCAATATTAGTCTTCATTCCGGGCATGAGAGAGTATGTAAAAGAAGGCTTTGAGATATTAGCCACACTCCCTGATTGGTATCAGTACCTATTGTATATAGCCATATCTGCATCGTTTGGTATCAAAGGTGTAGGACAAGCAGCAAAGATGTTAAAAAAGAAATGACGTTAAAAGCTAGAATATATTTAAAATTATCATCTTTTATATGTAACATTGGCAATTATTTTTGGCATAAACACGTAAAAGAAATACGCAAACAGCAAATGGAGTTAGGTATTAGGCGATGAATATAAACACACTAAGAGAAGAAATTGAGGCAGATGAGGGATGTGAGTATAAATTGTACCGATGCTCAGAAGGGCATTTAACCGGAGGCATTGGGCATTTAATTACAGAGTGGGATGAAAATTATTATGGAAAACGTGTTGGAGCATCTATACCTGAACAGCAGGTACAAGATTGGTTTGTAAATGACGTTCAAGTTGCTATAGAAGATTGTCAAAGTATATTTAATTCTTTTGATAAATTACCTGAAGAAATACAACACGTATTAATTAATATGTCATTTCAACTCGGTAAACCTCGTTTATCTAAATTTAAGAAAATGATAGCTGCAGTAGAAGCAGGAGACTATCAAGAAATGGCAAATCAGATGGAAGACTCCCGTTGGTACAAACAAACAACTAACAGAGCACAACGTCTTATAGATAGAGTTGCAACACAAGGAATACCACATTGACAAAAAGAGAACTAACAGATAGACAAAAAAAGTTTCTAGAAGTATTGTTTGATCAAGCAGGTGGAGATGCAGTACAGGCAAAACTACTTGCAGGATATTCTGAAAACTCATCTACCTCAGATATAGTTGCATCTATGAAAGAAGAGATTATGGAAGCGACACAACTTTACATGAGTCGCAATGCACCAAAAGCAGCAGTGGCTATGGTAAGTGGAGTTGACGATCCAACACAGCTTGGAATTAGAGATAGACTATCTGCATCAAAAGAATTACTAGACAGAGTAGGTTTAATTAAAACTGAAAAAGTGCAAGTAGAAGCATCAGGTGGTGTTATGATTATGCCACCTAAAAAAGCAGTGGTGAAAGAATGACAATAAGAAGTGCAGGACATTGGAAGTTACCCCAACCGACTGACATGAAAGATGAAAACGAGTGGATTGAGATACCAAGAATATCTAGAATAATACCTTTTGGATATAAACAATCTACTAGCGATCAAGACATATTAGAGCCTATATCACAAGAACTAGACAAGTTAGAGTTAGCTCGTAAGTATGTAAATCAGTATTCGTATAGAGAGGTCGCTAATTGGTTGACACAGCAAACAGGTCGTTACATATCTCATGTTGGATTAAGAAAAAGACTACAGAATGAGCAACAACGTAAGAACAAAGCTAGAAGTCTACGCAAGTGGGCAGAGTATGCAGAGAAGGCGATCTTCAAAGCGAAAGAAATTGAAGAAAAAAGAACAGGTGCAAGAATCTAATGTTGTAGTTGAGGCTGTAGAATCTATACCTGAACAAGAACACAACATAGTTTTTAAACCAAACGAAGGACCTCAGACAGAGTTCTTGGCAGCATCTGAACGAGAAGTTCTTTATGGTGGCAGTGCAGGTGGTGGTAAAAGTTTTGCTATGTTAGCTGATCCACTACGCTACATGGGTCATCCTGCATTTAGTGGATTGCTACTGCGACATACCACAGAGGAACTAAGAGAACTTATATTTAAGTCTCAAGAATTATATCCCAAAGTTTGGAAGGGTATAAAGTGGTCAGAAAGAAAGATGCAGTGGGTAGCTCCGTCAGGTGCAAGACTGTGGATGTCTTACCTAGACCGAGATGATGATGTTCTAAGATATCAAGGTTTAGCATTTAGTTGGATAGGATTTGACGAATTAACACAATGGTCTACTCCTTATGCTTGGGATTATATGAGATCTAGATTACGTTCTACTGCTCCTGACTTGCCAATCTTTATGAGAGCAACAACAAACCCCGGAGGTAGAGGACATCATTGGGTTAAGAAAATGTTTATAGACCCTGCACCTTATGGAAGACCATTTGATGCAACAAATATTGAGACAAACGAAGTATTAAAGTATCCTGCAGGTCACAGTAAAGCAGGAGAACCATTATTTCAAAGAAGGTTTATTCCTGCTAGACTAACGGATAATCCTTACTTATCACAGTCAGGTGATTACGAAGCAATGCTTTTATCTTTACCTGAACAACAAAGAAGACAGCTACTAGATGGTGATTGGGATATCAAAGAAGGTGCAGCCTTTACAGAGTTTAATCGTGACATTCACGTTATTGAACCATTTAAAATTCCATCTAATTGGGTAAAGTTTAGAGCTTGTGACTATGGTTATGGAAGTAAATCAGGAGTTGTTTGGTTTGCAGTATCTCCATCAGAGCAGTTAGTTGTATACAGAGAGTTATATAAATCAAAAGTTCTTGCTACAGATTTAGCTGATATGATTCTAGAATTAGAGGCAGGAGATGGAAATATTAAGTATGGTGTTTTGGATAGCTCTCTTTGGCATAAACGTGGCGATACTGGTCCTTCTTTGGCTGAACAGATGATTTCTAGAGGTTGTCGTTGGAGACCATCCGATAGAAGTAGAGGAAGTCGTGTTGCAGGTAAAAACGAAGTGCATAGAAGACTACAAGTAGATGAGTACACAGAAGAGCCTAGATTAGTGTTTTTTAGTAATTGTATAAATTTAATATCTCAGATACCTGCTTTGCCGATAGATAAAAAGAACCCTGAAGATATTGATACAAACTCAGAAGATCACTTGTATGATGCTTTAAGATATGGTATAATGTCAAGACCACGTTTTAGCATATTTGACTATGATCCTGTAGGCAGACCAAAAGCTAGTATGCCTGTAGCAGATTCAACCTTTGGATATTAATATGGCAGATGAAAATGAAATAATGGAAACCGATGCAATAGCATTAGATGATGTTGAAGAGAATACATCTACTGAAGATATGGATGTAAGTAACATTGTTGATTATGTTATGGCTAGATTTAAAAAGTCAGAAGACTATAGATATGAAGATGAACTAAGATGGGTCAGGTCATACAGAAACTACAGAGGAATATATGGACCTGATGTTCAATTTACAGAGGCAGAAAAGTCAAGAGTATTTGTAAAAATAACTAAAACAAAAACTTTGGCTGCATATGGTCAAATAGTAGATGTGTTATTTGCTAACAACAAATTTCCATTAAGTGTTGACCCGACAAAATTACCAGAAGGAGTAGCAAAAGATGTTAGCTTTGACCCCAAAGAACCTGAAGAAATCCGTGGCATGGATGTGGAATCACCTTATGGTTTCAATGGCGATGGCATGGAACTACCTAAAGGAGCAACTGAAAAAAGTTTACTTGACAGGCTTGGTCCTTTGCAAGAAAAGTTACAAGATGTTGAAGGACTTAAAGAAGAAGCTGGTAAAACTCCGACAGCGATAACATTTAGTCCTGCTATGGTAGCAGCGAAAAATATGGAGAAAAAGATACATGACCAATTAGAAGAGTCTAGTGCAACAAAACATTTACGTAGCACTGCATTTGAGATGGCTCTTTTTGGTACAGGTATTATGAAAGGTCCTTTTGCTTTAGATAAAGAGTATCCTAATTGGGATGACGAAGGAAATTACAATCCTGTATTTAAAACTGTGCCACAGGTCAACAATGTATCTGTTTGGAATTTTTATCCTGATCCTGATGCATACAATATGGATGAAGCATTGTATGTTATTGAGAGACACAAGATGTCTAGATCAGAACTTAGAGGACTAAAAAAGAGACCTTTCTTTAGAGAAAATGTAATCAACGAAGTTATTGCAGATGGCGAAAACTACGTTAAAAAATATTGGGAAGATGACTTAACAGATTACAATCAAGAAAACTATATAGATAGATTTGAGGTCTTTGAGTATTGGGGTATGATTGACACTGATATGTTGATAGACCAAGAAGTAGACATACCTAATGAACTTAAAGAGTTTGATGAACTACAAGCAAACATATGGGTATGTAATGGTAAACTATTACGAGTTGTACTAAATCCATTCAAACCTGCTAAAATACCTTACACAGCAGCACCATATGAATTAAATCCATACTCATTCTTTGGTATAGGTTTAGCAGAGAATATGGATGACACACAGACTTTAATGAATGGTTTTATGAGAATGGCAGTTGACAATGCTGTATTATCAGGAAATTTATTAATAGAAGTAGATGAAACAAACTTAGTTCCGGGGCAAGACTTATCTGTGTATCCGGGCAAGATATTTAGAAGACAAGGTGGAGCACCGGGTCAAGCAATATTTGGTACAAAGTTTCCAAACGTGTCTACAGAGAATATGCAATTATTTGACAAAGCAAGACAGTTAGCAGATGAAAGCACAGGCTTTCCATCTTTTGCTCACGGACAAACAGGCATTACAGGTGTAGGTAGAACTGCATCAGGTATATCTATGTTAATGAGTGCAGCAGCAGGTAGTATTAAAACTGTTATAAAAAATATAGATGACTATCTATTAAAACCTCTAGGTGAGGGATTGTTTAGATTTAATATGCAGTTTGACTTTGATCCTAGCATAAAAGGTGATCTAGAAGTTGTTGCACGAGGAACAGAGAGTCTTATGGCAAACGAAGTTAGATCACAAAGACTTATGCAGTTCTTACAAGTATCATCTAATCCTGCTCTAGCACCATTCGCTAAGTTTGATTACATTATACGTGAAATAGCTAAGTCGCTAGATTTAGATGTAGACAAAGTAACAAACAGTCTTCAAGAGGCTGCTCTACAAGCAGAGCTTATGAAAGATTTTCAACAGGCACAACCACAGCAACCACAACCTCCTGCAGGTGCTGACCCAAGCGATCCAACAGGAACAGGTGGTGGAACAATAGGAACGGGTGTAGCACCTACACCTGAAGAGCAAGGATTTGCAGGAAGACCTCAAGGTGGACAAGAAAATATTGAGCAAACTGAAACCCCTAGTGAGCAATCACAACCAATGGGAAACCTTCAGTAGTTATATAGACGCTCTCATAGAGCAACAACATAAAGCTATAGAGCATACCGATAATGCAACTTTGATGTATAGATGTCAGGGTTCTATAGCAACTTTACGCAGACTAAAACTATTAAGGGATGAAGTACTAAAGAATGTCAGTTGAAACTAGAAGAGCCGAAAGAGCACCTAAAACAGAAACAGAAAAACTGTTACAAAAAGAAAAAGCTAAAGCAGGACTTCAAGCTATGGCTATAGGTCCTGTAACAGGAGTTTTAGGTTTACCCTCTGATATATTAGACTTAGCAGATATGGTTAATGATGCTGTAGCTAAGTATGGTGAAGATACAGTTCTAGGACAATATTCTAAACTAATAAAACCATCTCTAGATAAAGTGCAAGAGAAGTATGGTAGAGAAGCATTTGATAGAGGTTTTACAGAACTTACAGGTATAAAGTCAGACGCATCTAATCCACCACAGATGTTAGGTGAGTTAATATCTTTAGGTACTTTAGCAAAGACAGGTGTAAAAGTAACAAAAACAATCGGAGAAACTTTTTCTGACACATATAAAGGTGCTAAGAAACTATTTGAAGATTCTACTATGCCACCGACTTCAGGTCCTAAGTTGGCAACAGTAGACGATGCACCACTACCTGAGATAAAAGAAACAGAAACTTTATTACAAAAACCTGAAAAGGTAGACAAAACATTTCAAACACCCACCACAGAGGACTATGGTAATTTACCCATTATCAATCCTAGTATAATAGGACTACAGACAGAGGTGGGTCAAAAAGCAATTAAGCAGTTTGAAAATTTAGAGAAAACAACAAATAAAACACCTGAAGAATTATTTGCAGAAACAGGGGTATATAGAGGTCCTGATAAAAAATTAAGATATGAATTAGATGATAGAGGAGCTAAACTAACTAATAGTATTAAAAAAGCGTTTAAAAATTTTGACTCTGATGCTAAAGTAGAAGACTTAAAATCTTTAAATAGAGTATTTAGATTAGAGGAGGTCTTTGACTTTCCTGCATTATACAAACAGTATGATTTAGGAATAAAACGAGATGGTGTAATGTATGGACCAATAAAAGACCTAGAAATAAAATTTAAAAAAGTTTTATTTAATTTTCAAACATTAGGTGGTTATGATCCTGTAGATGACGTAATAGAAATAAATTTAAATGCACAGGCTTTTGGTTCAACTAGTAAAAAATTTCCAAATATACGAATAGATAAACAAACAAGACAAGCTAGAATTGAAGCCACTATATTACATGAAATACAACACGCTATTCAACAAAGAGAGGGATTTTTTAGTGGTGGCAACACAAAAGATAGATTAGCTAAAATTAATCCAAACTATGAACAAGACACAAAAACTAATAATGCTTTTTTACAAAAGGCACTAGATAAATTAGGAGAAAATAAAAAGAATAGATTTCCTATTGAGTCTTTTATAAAAGAAAAAATAGATTTACAAGACAGAGCTAGTCAGGGGTTAGAGATAGGAGATTTTCGTAAATCACTTCTAGAGAGTAAAAAAGAAAGTCTTGATAATTTAGATATACCAAGTAAAGTAAAAGCAGCATATGCAAAATCTTATGAAAAATATTATAAAAATAAAAAAGTATTAGATGACCAAAATAGAAAAGCATACAATGAATATAGAGAGATATATGGCGAGAGAGAAGCAAGACTAGTAGAAAAAAGATTTTTAAAACGAAAAAAATTATTAGAAAAAGATACAGGATTAAAAAGACTATTTGGTGGTAGACGAGACAAGACAGATACAAGTTTAAGAGAAGACACAGAATTTGTAAAAGAATTAGGAGGAGTATCTCCAAAAGCTAAAGTTGTAAGAGATGCTGATGGAGAAATAATTGATGTAGTATCTAGTAAAAGTGAAATATCTTCTAAAGATTTTAAACCTGAAACTATAAGAGTGGGAGAGTTTCCTGCAAGTCAAAAAAGATGGTTCTTAGATGGAGATACTGTAACTTTATATCATGGCACTAGTAAAGAAAACTTAGAAAATGTAACTACTAGTGGTTTAAAAGGAGATGCAGAAGGACTTGTATACACATCTCCTGATGTTCATTCTGCTACAGGTTATGCTTCAGTAAAAGGTGGCGAAGCGGCTAATTTAAAAGGAAGACCAAAATTAAATATAGGAGATGAAAATAGAATAACTTTAAAATATGAGATACCTAAAAATGAATTTTTAAAATTAGTTGGAGATCCTGATAAAACACAAAGAAGTCTTACAAGTAAAAAAAAGTTATTTGGTAAAGACAGTAAAGAGTTATACAATAAAACAAAAGATGAATCTGCTAGTAATTATTATGAAGCCACTGAGATACGTTTTAAAGAAGGTGATATAGATAAATATTTAGTAGGAGCAGTTGAAAGAGTTAGAACTCCTAAATCACAAAATTTAAATTTAAATCAAGCTGATCCTGACATAGCAACAGCAAATTCCATAATAGAAAATCCTAAACTTGCTGAAGAATGGAAAAGTCAAAATAGTGTAAAACAAAAACAAAAACAAAATCCTGAACTACAAAAAGCTGCCAATGATTTATTAGATGGCAAGATAACAGGTAAACAGTTTAGAGAAAAAGTAAAAACAGTTAATCCTATAGTGCCTATTGGAAAAGTTCCACCTATTCCTTCTTTTACAGATATTGTTGGGTCGCTACTTAAAAAACAAGTTG